GCAAGAAACTTACTGGCAAAGGCAGCAATAGATTATAATAGCCAGTTTTTGCTTTTTATAGATAGTGATATGGTTTTCGGAAGAGAATCGCTTATGAGGTTACTGCTGCGAGCGTGCGACAAGAGTATCTCTATTGTTGGTGGGCTTGCATATAAACGGAGAGAACCTTTTGAACCCTGCATAATGCGCAGAGTAGGCAGAAAATGGAAATATTGTATGGTAACAGATCCGCCGGGACTTTATGAAGTAGACGGTATAGGAATGGCTTTTACTCTTATAAGGACTTCGGTATTTGATGATTTAAAGAAACCGTACTTTTATCCAAGTAAGGATGGACTTCGGGAAGATTTAAACTTCTGTCTTAATGCTAAGAAGGCAGGTCACAGGATATTTGTTGATACTACCGTTCAGGTAGGACATCTAAGTGAACGGACAGTAATTGATAATTATTTTATAAATAATCAATTAAAAGAGGAGGATTAAAATGGCTTTTGCATACGCAGTTAAAAAACAAACTGTAATGGGCGATCAGAGAGTTGTTATGGGAACTTATACCAATACAAATAGTAGTACTGGTGGGGCTATAGTTACAGGGCTTAATGAAATATTTTACTTTAACACTGATTATGAGACTACCCAAGCTACAACAGTAAATAAAGTAGCAGTTTCAAAGGGAACAGCAACCATAACCACCGTAGCAGACGAAGATGGCAAATGGATAGCGATAGGGGTGTAAAATGGCACAAGGAAAATCAACAGTAATAAGTGAATCTGCTGCTATAAACTCAAAAGCTGGGCGTGTTCTTGGAATCGGGATAAAGGCGGGAACAGACACAGCCTCGGTTAAAATTCTTGATGGTGGGGCTAGTGGAACACAGAAAACAGCAACACTGCTGGCAACAGGAACTTCATCTACTCATTGGACATTCCCAAGTGGTATCCAGTGTTCAACCAGTATTTATGCAACTGTAACAGGTACAACTCCGGAAGTTGCAGTAGAATTTGAGGACTAAAGGAGGCAGTAATATATTTAAAACAGGACTGGAGGATTTAAAAGATAAACATAAGGGAGAAACCTGTTATATAGTGGGTAAGGGTTTAAGTTTAAAAAGCATAAAAAAGGAACATTTTGGGGAAGGTATAATAATAACTATAAATTCCGCAATAGTCCAGATAGAGAAATTAGGGCTTACTAACCAGATATACGCTATGATGAAGGATGGGGATGTCCCAGATTTTAGACCGCAGAAAGCCATTCTCCTTGTTTCTCTACATGAAAGCAATAATGTCCTTGAAGATTATTCACCTCGTTATGTTTTTAATGCTATAACACTTACCAATACCAAATATAGATATAGAGAGTTTTCCGCTAATTGTGCATTAAAAGTGGCTCAGCTTATGGGGTGTAGTAAAATTAAATTACTTTGTTTTGATGCTTGTACTATGGGTGATATAAGAGGTATCAACGGAAAAAATGAAGTCTATGAGAACAAGAGATATATTGAGCAATGTCAGAGAATGTGTGAATTAATTGATAAAGAAAAGATGGATGTAGAGTGGATAAAATCATAGCTTGCATAATAACCTATAACGGCTGACCGCTTATAAAAGTATAGAAAAAATTAAAGATTTAAAACGTAAAAATTGGTTAAAGGAATAAATTATGGCTTATGACACTTATGCAAATATTAAAACAGCGGTACTGGCTAAGATTGGAATAACAGATGATGATGTAGTAACTGTAGTCAAGCAGGCTTTAAATGACGTCCTGGAGGAAATATGTCAGGCGCATAACTTTTCCTGGTTGTATGGTAATTCTTCTTTTATTACGGTAAAACCATATACAACTGGCACTGTATCGGTTGAGGAAGCTTCTGCAACTATAACAGGCACTGATACGGTATGGACATCTTCTATGGTGGGAAGAAAGTTTTATTGCGGGAACGCAACCTACGAAATATCGGAAGTAACTACTACCCCTGCAATGACTCTGACACTCTCAACTGTTTACGCTGGAGATACTGATACTTCGGCAACTTATAAGATTTATCAGGACGAATACAGTCTTGCTTCTGATGTTGAGGACGTCCTTGCAGTAAGACAGGAAAATAACCCGCAAAAGATAGAAAAAGTAGGTATTGAAGTAATAGATAAATATTATCCACAGCGAATAAGTTTCGGCTATCCTTCCATATATTCAATTGTAGGCTACGACTCTACTTATTATATCAAGATTGCCGTCTATCCTATTCCAAATCAAGCAAGAAATATTTACTATCGTTACAAAAAAAGGGTAACAGAAATGTCCGCTGACGATAGCACTCCCATTGTTCCCTTACGTTACAGGTGGGTACTTGCTAAAGGGGCTCTCTATATCGCAGCAAAGCATCTGGAGATGCCTGACGCTAGAGATATTGAACGTGAATACAGGCAGGGGATAGCGCAACTGATTGCAGCAGATAGAAAAATTGATGAGCGGATTGTTAAGGGTAGTGGGGAGGACACGGAGACTGGTAATTTTATAGGCAGCAATTACCCTCTGTCTCCATTATAAAATAAATTAAAGAGGTGATTTAATGGCTTTTCCAACAGATATTCAAGTAGCTTCATATTTTGGAGTTGCTTATAATAATCTTTCTACAACTTTATCTCAAGAGGCTTCAGCGTCAGCTACGACAATCTATGTAACTTCAACAACTAATTTTACTGCTCCAGGCTGGGGGACATGTGAAGATGAAGTATTTTCATATACTGGCAAAACTAGCGGTTCTTTTACAGGTTGTGTTCGTGGTGCTGACGGCACTACTGCCGCTATTCATGCTTCAGGTAAGGTAGTTTCCTTGACTTTTTCTGCTATTATGTGGGAAAGGACAATAACAGAACTTCGAGCAATTATGACAAGAATAGGCACTACAGGAGCACCAATCTTAGCAGCCAATGAAATAATCATAATGGCTGACGGTTTTAAAATTGGCGGTTCAACCTGCGAACTTGTAGAAACCGATGGAACTGCTGCAAAATGCTATATAAAACATCTGACAGTTGCAAAAACTGAATGGTTTGATGTGCCTAAATTTAGAGTACCTGACCACTATGATGGTGGAGATATAGTAATAAATGTTTGTTTTAAAAGTGCAGGGGCATCAAAAAAACATTCACTTGGGATAAGGGTAGCTTCAGTTGCCACAGATGAAACACAAAATCCAGATTTGGCTGCTGCTTATCAGCTTTATAATGAGGAAGCATCAGACGCTACTGCTGGAAAGGTAAAAATTAAAACAGTAACCGTAACACAGGCAAATCATCTTATGGTAGCAGGAGAAATCTGGCACTGCAAATTTGTAATGGAAGATGATGCAGGAGCAGATGCGGATGATGTTTTGATAGATTTCGTGGTAATCGAATGGAATAAGGGATAGGTGATATAAATGGCAATACCATATAATTTACCTAAAAGAAATTATATTAAAGCATTCTGGAAATTAGATGAAGAATCTGGCAATAGAGTCGACGAAACAGGCAATCATTTAGCAACAGATGTAAATACAGTATTGTTTGACACTGGACATATAAATAATGCTGCCAAATTTGCTAGAGCTACAGAAGAATGTTTTACATTGGTGGACCATACAGATTTAAAGCCCACTACCCCTTTTAGTGCAGGTTGCTGGTTTAAGTCAAATTCTAGGGGAGGTACTCAAATAATATTTAGCAGTTATTCAGCACATGATGCAGATAGAGGAGGATTTGAAATTTATTCTGACACTAGCGACCATTTTGGTATTTTATCAGGAAGAGGTACTGGAGGAGTTCATGGTACTGATTTTAATGACGTATCAGGAACAACAGATATTGTTGATAATAATTTACATCAGTTAATGGCAACTTGGGATGGTTCTGATTTAAAAGTTTATGTAGATGATGGGGTAGCAGAAGGTACACAAGCTTGGGCTCATGCTCCTAGTTACGGCGATCCCAATTATGTGAGAATAGGTTGTGATAATGTTACTGGTGCTAATAGAAACTTCACAAATGGCCTTATAGACGAGCTAATATTATGGAATGGAGTAGCCTTAACACAAGCGGAAGTATTGCAGGTTAAGAATATTACTACCTATGCTTATGCTGGTGGCTTTTCAGGATTTTCACCCTGGATATTTATGAAAGATATGTGGGAAAAGCATAATAAGATATGGACACCAAAAGGATTAATATTACCAAAAGAAGGATATAGTTACTTGAGGTAAATTATGCCTACAATTACAAAGAAAAACCGATTTGTTATAGATGTACCAAATCTTGGTGGCGGTAGAAATACTAAAGATTCTAATACCTTAATTGCTGATATTGAAGCAGTTGATATTGAAAACTTTGACTTTGAAGAAAGAGGGGCACTGAAAAAAGTTGCTGGTTCTGCGAAGTTAAATGCAAGTGCAATTGCAGCATATCCTGTAAACAGCCTTTATGAAGCAATTAAAAGTGATGGAAGCTCACACCTTCTGGCATTCTGTGGTGAAGGGATATATGTTTCAACTGACGGCGGGGCTACATTTTCAACACTTAAGACTGGACTGACTGCAAATAGAAAATGGTCATGTTATACCTATGCTGATAACGTAATTATGGTAAATGGAGTTGATACCAATCAGATTTATGATTTTTCGGCAGTTAGGGATATGGGACTTACTGACCCTACTACTGCACCGACTTTAGCAACTGGAGCAGCAGGAAATCTTACAGGAAATTATTACTACAAAGTTTCTTTTGTATATAGTGGTTCAGAGTCAAATGCAGGTATTGCTTCTTCCCTAGTAGAACCTTCAGCAAAGAAAGTAAATTTAACCAGTATTCCAACTGGTGGGACTGGCTGCACC